GCTGCTGCATTAAAACATTTTATGGTTTCTGACGTATATAGGATGCAATTTCAGAAAATTATTAGATCACAAATACGGGATATGGTGATATGTAGTATTCTGTTTGTATTAAATATTGTTTGTGTGGTGGTCCTATGGTAGAACTTAGCAAAAAAGAATATCGTGAACTGGCATATGAGTATCTACACGAGGCGAGTAAAGCAGCATTACGGATTAAGTCGTTAAAGCGAAATATCCAACGCATTAAAAACGATATCACGTCATTACGGGCTGTAAATTATGGTAAAGAACGAGTAGATGGGGGTGAACCATCTGGTATTGAAGATGATATTAACCGGCTACTTGATATGGAAATGAGGTACAAACGCCAAATCCATGAACTACTTACCAAACGTGATGATGCTTGTCATATGATTGATTCGTTAACGAATACAGTTGGATCCATTATTCTCATGCAACAATACATTAATGGTATGTCTGCTAAAGGGGCTTATGCATTTGTGGGATATGGTGAATCGCAAGGAAAAGAATATAAGAATTTGGCACTTCTTGAATTGGGTTATAAACTCCGCCTTAAATCGGCTTAAATCGGCTAATTCCGACCTTTTAAGCCCCCTATATCTATGATATATTGTATGTGGAAGAACATGAGTTCATCTCCTAAGCATTTAGAGTACCAAACGCAAAAAGGCGCATCGTAATTGATGTGCCTTTTTTGCTACCAAAAATAATTATGACACAAATACACTGCATCAAGCACAAATGCTTGAATAATAAAAATGGAATATGTACGGCCAATGAAATATTTTATGATGGCCTATGTCAATCCTATATTACGCATTCAAGTACTAGTAAAAATTCGTGTGGATTATGTGTAAGGAAAAAAGGGAAGATGATTCGCAAGGGCGGTAATACATTAAAGTGAGGTGATGATCCATTGCGAGTAAATAAAAAGAACTGGCTAACTGACCCAGATAATTTATTGCGTGCAGAAGGGTGGGCTCGTGATGGCCTTACTGATGAGCAAATAGCAAAAAATATAGGTATTTCGGTTAAAACTTTGTATAACTGGAAAAAGGATTCCTTACCTTTTTTACAGTCCCTTAAAAGAGGGAAGGAAGTTATTGACCTTGAAGTCGAAAATGCATTGCATAAACGTGCTATCGGTTACGAATATGAGGAGAAAACATACGAGAATGGAAAGCTCGTTAAAGTTGTAAAGAAACAACAGCCTCCAGACGTTACAGCTCAAATATTCTGGCTAAAGAACCGCAATCCTGAAAAATGGAGGGACACGAAGAACATCGATGTCAAAGGTGAGCTTACAGTATCTGCTATGGATAAATTGAAAGCTGCACGGGAGAGAGCTAATGGAAAAACATGATGAGTTAATTGAGGCATTAGGCGCTCTTACACATGATCCGTTAGCATTTGTATACTTTGCCTACCCTTGGGGAGAACCGGGAACTCCATTAGAGAATATGGAAGGGCCCGATGAATGGCAAATACAAATCTTAAAAGACATCGGCGAACAATTAAAGAAAGGTAAGTCATTACAAACCGCTATTCAAGAGGCGGTAGCATCTGGCCATGGTATCGGTAAATCTGCACTGATATCATGGCTTATTCATTTTGCTATATCTACTCATGAAAATACTCGTGGCGTAGTTACTGCTAATACAGAAGGTCAGCTCCGAACAAAAACATGGCCAGAACTTAGCAAATGGCACAATATGTTCATTGCTAAAGAGTTGTTTACGTATACAGCCACAGCAATTTTTTGTAGTGATAAAGACTATGAAAAGACATGGCGCATCGATGCCATCCCTTGGAGTAAAAACTCCCCTGAATCATTCGCAGGTCTACATAACCAAGGTAATCGGATATTGGTTCTATTTGATGAAGCATCGGCGATTGATGATGTCATTTGGGAAGTAACTGAAGGGGCTCTTACAGATGCTAACACTGAAATTATTTGGTGTGCATTTGGAAACCCTACTCGTAATAGTGGGCGGTTCCGTGAATGTTTTCGGAAGTATAGGAAGTTCTGGAATACATATCAGATTGATAGTCGTACCGTTAAGATTTCTAATAAAGCTAAGATAGAAGAATGGTTAGAGGCTTACGGTGAGGATTCTGACTTCTTTAAAGTTCGTGTTCGTGGTGTGTTTCCTTCCGCATCAGATTTGCAGTTTATCTCTACTGAAATTGCTGATAAGGCACAAAAGCAATCTTATAAGCCGGGAGCATTTGACCACTTGCCTGTAATCATTGGTGTGGATCCTGCGTGGACCGGTTCAGACTCTTTAGAAATAGTGATGCGGCAAGGCTACTATATGAAGTCGCTGGCGTCGATTCCTAAGAATGACGATGACTGGCGTATGGCTCAACTCATCGCTCAGTTCGAGGACGAATACAAAGCAGATGCCGTATTCATCGATATGGGGTATGGAACAGGCATCTATAGCATTGGTAAGCAATTAGGCCGCAAATGGCGGTTAATTGAGTTTGGTGGTAAAAGTAATGACCCTGTATATCTTAATATGAGGGCCTATATGTGGGGACAAATGAAAGAATGGCTCCGTGAAGGTGGCTCGATTCCACCGAATGACCAAGCACTTTATGATGACATTGTAGGGCCTGAAGCTATCATCGATAAGAATGGCCATATTCAGCTCGAAAGTAAAAAAGATATGAAAGAACGTGGCTTACCATCACCAAATAAGGGTGATGCATTAGCTTTGACCTTTGCTGCACGGGTCGTTAAAAAAAGTGAAACAGGCAATAGGATTGTAGCTAATACAAGTTACAATCCTTTTTAATTGTAGAAAGTGAGGGATAAAGATGTGTATGAAAGGTGCATCTGCTAACTATACACCACCTGCTCCGGCTCCAACTGTTCAAACGAATATGAGCAATCAGACTGGTGAGGAAATGGCAGAAACTAAACGCAAATTCAAACGTGGCTTTGAATCTACTATCTTAGGTCCGACTGCGAGCGGTCAGAAATCAATTCTAGGAGGATAGCATGGCGGAAATGGAATCTTTACTAGCTAGACAACCTACGGAAGGTGTTAAGCCTGTTAGGCGTGATTATACAAAGTTGAGAAAGAAGTTTTCGCAACTATTTAATGCGCAGCAACGATACGTAAATAAGTGGAAGCAGTTGCGTGACTATCAGTTGCCGTTTATTGGTCAATTTGATGGTGAAGAGGACCAGTCTGAACCTTACAATGGTAAAATACTAAATCCTGTAGCTTGGGAATCCTGCCAGATATTTGCCAGTGGTGTCATGAGTGGCTTAACGCCTCCAAGCCGTAAATGGTTTAAGCTAACCATGGAGAACATCGATGTAGCAGCGAATAGCCAAGTTGCGGAATTATTGGATGAACGAGAGGAAATCTTGTATGCGGTCCTCGCTAAATCGAATTTCTACAGCGTAGTTCACCAAGTTTATATGGAATTGCCTATGGGACAAGCACCTATGGGGATATTTGCTGATAGTGAATCTGGTGTTCGTTTCACATCGTATCCGATTGGGACCTATGCCATTAGCACTAACAGCAAGGAAACCGTAAATATATTTGGTCGTAAATACAAAATGACAGTAGATCAGATTGTCGAACAGTTTGGGTATGATAACTGCCCAGATAACGTTAAGAATATTTACGACAATGGCAACAGCTTGCAACAGTCATTCACAGTCAATTGGTTGGTTGATCCTAACAAAGACCGTAAGGATAAGTTAGGGCGTCGCAATATGCCATACTCGTCCATTTATTGGGTTGAAGGCAGCAATAGTGATGAAGTTTTATATCATGGCGGTTTTGAAGAATGGCCAATTCCAATCGCTAGACATACGTCAATGGACTTGAATGGTTACGGCAAAGGGGCCGCATGGTTTGCTCAACCAGATTCACAAATGTTACAGAAATTGGAGTTTGATTATCTAACAGCTGTTGAATTGGGTGTTAAGCCTCCTATGCAAGCACCATCTGATGTTATCAGTACGGTTAACTTGTATCCGGGTGGTATTACAGAAATTGAGGGTCAACATAAGGTTGAACCGATGTTTGCTGTGCAGTCTAATTTACAGGATATTCAAAATAAGATTGCAGTAACAGAGGATTCAATCAAGAGAGCCTATAGTGCGGATTTATTCTTGATGTTAGACCAAATCGACAAGGGACAGATGACGGCTCGTGAGGTTATGGAACGCACTCAAGAAAAATTACAGCAATTAGGTCCTGTAGTTGAACGGTTGTTATCTGAATTCTTAAATCCAATTATCGAGCGTGTGTATTCGGTGCTAGATCGTGCCGGTGTATTTCCACCTGTTGATGATGAGGAACTCTTAGATCAATTAAACGGTCAAGAGGTGAAGATAGAATATATCTCACCATTGGCTCAAGCGCAAAAGATGAGTTCGTTGGTAAACATCGAACAGTATTTTGCGTTCATCATGTCTTTGGCACAGGCTAATCCTAACATCGTTAACAAGTTTAACTTTGAGGAAGCAGCCAATACATACGGCGTTAACTTGGGCGTACCTGCTAAGATTATTCGCTCGGATGATGAGTATCAAGAAATCTTGGCACAGCAAGCACAGGCACAGGCTGAACAGCAACAGCAACAACAACTTATGCAAGCGGCTCAATTGGCACCGGGAATGGCGCAAGCAGCTAAGCAAGCAACAGACGCCGCCAATGATGGCAACCCTGCATTACAGAGTTGGCTAGGAATGGACGGTGTTTAGATGAAAACAATTAAAGATTATATGCAAGAGCGAGATATGCAAGCGCTTAACCACGTACTTAGCACAGAGCTAGGTAGGTGGTTTTTTTGTCGGTTAATGGATCGCTCAGGCATATTAAAGCAATCTTTCACTGGCAACAGTGAAACATATTTTAACGAAGGAAAACGCAAGGTGGGGCTGTTATTCCATGGGGACCTAAACAAATTAGGCGTCGATGGCGTTAAACAGTATCACCAAGCACAGCTCGAATATATCGGGCAACAAGAATATTTTAATAATTTAGTCGAAAAGGAGACACAAAATGGCTGAAGAAACTATGGGTGCTAACAATAACATGACTGGCAATGAACCGGGCGCGAATCCGGACCTAAACAATCCTACGCCACCTACTGAACCACCTGCTAATCCAAATGGTGAAGGTAGTAATCCATCTGTACTAGGCGGTGATAATACACCACCTGCTGAACCAACGGTTTATGACTTCAAGGATGTATTTCCTGAAGGTACTGAGCTTGACGAAACTGTATCCGCAGACTTTAGCAAACTGCTTAACCAAGTTGGTGCTACACAGGAACAGGCGGTTGAACTAGCCAAGTTTGGCAGTCAGTACGCACAGAATATCTTGACTGCATATCAAGAGCAGCAAGAACAAGCGATCGTTGAAAAGCACCAAGCGGATTATGAACACGCCAAAAAAGAATTAGGCGGTAAATTCGATGAAACTGTAGCCCTCGCAGGTAAAGGCATTGAAGCACTAACTAAAGCAGTGCCGGAATTACGTCAATTACTTGTTGATAGTCATATCGACAACAACATCAACATGATTAAGGTATTTGCTGCCGTCGGTGAAATGGTTCAGGAAGACCCAGGCAAAGGCTCAAGACAAGCCGGTGCCGGTCAAAATTCTGATGAAGAAACAGCAAAACGAAAAATGTATCCATCTATGTATTAAGAAATGAGGTAAATAATTAATGGCTGCAATTGGAACTCAAAATTTAACACTTTTAGATTTGCAAAAACGAATGGATCCAAATGGTAATGTTGCTCAAATTATTGAGCAATTAGACCAATCGACAGAAATCATTCAAGATATGACGATGGTCGAATGCAATCAAGGGTCTAGCTTTGTAACTACTGTACGTAATGGTTTGCCATCTGTTACATGGCGTAAATTATATGGTGGGGTTCAAGCGTCTAAATCCGCAACAAGTCAAATTACTGACACTTGTGGTATGCTTGAAGCTTACTCTCAAACTGATAAAGCGATTGTTGATAAATCCAAAGATAGAGCATCTTTCCGTGCGTCGGAAGATAAAGCATTTGTTCAATCTATGGGACAAGAATTATGCTGGACAATTTTCTATGGTGACGAAAATACGCCAGAGAAATTCATTGGCTTGGCTCCTCGATTCAATACTCTTGATATTAAGAAAGCAGCAAGTGCAGAAAACATTCTTGATGCAGGTGGTACAGGCAACTTAGCATCTATTTGGCTTGTTGGCTGGGGCCCTTTATCCGTTCATGGTATTTATCCTGAAGGTTCTCAAGCAGGTTTACACCAAGAAGATAAAGGCGTTGTTACTGTAACTAAAGACGATGGATCCATGTTCGAAGCGTATCGTACTCACTTTAAACATGATGTTGGTTTGACTGTACGTGACTGGAGAAATGTTGTTCGTATTGCCAATATCGATGTTACGAAATTGACAAATGATGCTAAAGCCGGTGCAGATCTTATCAACTTAATGATTGAAGCGGAAGAACGTATCCCTAACCTTGGTGGTGTTCGTCCAGTTTGGTATATGAACCGTACATTGCGTACATTCTTACGTTTGCAAAAGAACACAAAACATGGTTCCACTATCACTGAAGATATGGAAATGGGTAAACTTGTTACTCGTGCAAACGGTGTACCAGTTCGCAAAATTGATGCATTGTTAAGCACTGAATCTCGTGTTATTGCGTAAAGAAAGGAACATAATTCAATGATTATTGATGAACAAAATACATTTTTCTGGAAAAAAGAAATCACTGCAAATACAAATTCTGACGTGGTGATGAACGGTAACGGTGGTGATGCTGCCGTTGCCTTATGGTTGTATATTCGTTTAGATAAAGACGTTACAGGTACACCTTTATTCAATGTGTACACATCTGATAAGGAAAATATGGCTGATGCCACATTGTTAACAGGTGTTACCTTGCCACAGAACTCCAAAGCTGGTACAGAATACAAAGGTCGACTTCCTGCAGGTGCGAAAAAGTTCATTCGCATTAATGCTAACAATATGACTGCTGCTACTATTACATCGTTCTTAACAGATGGTGTTAATTTGAAATAAGAAGGTGCAACTATGAATTTTACGGCTAAAGAAACTATGTACCACGGCAACCGTGGATTAATTCAAGCAGGTGAAAGTATTGATTTATCTGAAGAAGAAATTAAAGAGTTTGAGCCTGATTATTTTAAACAGCTTTTCTCTGGTAATGAAGATGAAGTAGCAAAAATCTTTAACCCAAAATCTAAGGCTAAAGACAAAGAACCGTCTACTGAAACTCAGCCTACTGAAACAGAACCGGGTGACAAAAACCCACCAGATGAAAATACTGAAGGTGACAATACAGGCAATGAAAACCCACCAGATGAAAATACTGGCAACGAAAAGCCTAAGAAAACAAACAAAAAGAAAACCGATACTACGGAAGAATAAGTGACAATATGAGGGGTGCTTATGCATCCCTCTATTACCATATAGGGGGAACTATGACACCTACTGATATCTGCAATCAAGCACTTGCATTAATTAACGCAGGATTGCTTTATTCACTTGAAGAAGAAACCGAGCAAGGCCGTCAATGCCGTATGCAATATGACCCAACTAGACAGTTGGTATTGCGACAATTTGAATGGAATTTTGCTCGTAAAAATGAAAGATTGGTATTATCTGCCCATAAAATTAATGGGTGGAATTATGTATATGCGTATCCGGAACAATGCATTCGGATATTAGGAGTTATTCCACAAGGCGATCGCTTTCATGCGGAATCGCAACCGGAATACAACATATTTAATATTGGAAATAACAAAAAATGCATAGTGAGCGATGTGCCACTAGCATTCATTGATTATATATATGATGTTACAGATTTAGAAGTTTGGGATTCTATATCCTTATATATGTTGCAGTGTAAATTGGCTAGCGCATTAGCTATGCCACTTACTGGTGATAGAGGATTGTTTGACCAAGCATACAAATTGTATCAAGCGGCAGTTCAAGAAGCTAAAGGAATGAACGCTAAAGAACGTAAGCAAGATACAGTATATATATCTAGCTAT